TGCAACATCTGAAGAACAGATAATCATGTTACCTTTTCCTCTTCTTGTTCTTTGTGCTATTCTGTTAGCATCTCTCTCTAATTGGAACATAAGTCCTTTGAATCTCTCAACTGACCATCTACCGTTAGAGTCTGTGTCTAAATCAAAGATACCTGCTGTAGTTGTATTAACAGCTGCACCTTTTTCAGCGTTTGTGTAAACCGTTCTTACAACTTCTCTGTTGATTTCAGCAAGAATTTCTGCTGATAAGATATTTGCAAGTTCAGTTTCAGCGTCTAAACCGTGGATTGCTTTAAGGTCTTGAGCGAGTTCCATTGTGTACTCTGCTTTAAGAGCTCTTGATTTCGCTGTAACGGTTGATTTCTCGATTGAGAAAGCCATTTCAGCAAATGCGTTACCACTAGCGTCACCTAATGCTTCAGCAGCTGCTGTAGTCATTGCAGTACCTGTTGTGTAAGTACCTGGTGAACCGTCATTTAGTACGGCTGGGTTTGCACCGGAATTAGCAGTTGATGAATAACCATCAACACTTGAACCAGCTGCGTTTCGACCTGAAAAGTCTGTGTCAGCTTCGTCAAACATTGCTTCATTTCCAGTTTGTGAAGTATATCTACTTCTCATTGCGAAGATTAGTCCTGTTGGACCAGTCATTGGTTGAACACCTGCGATATCGTAAGCGATAAGATTTGGCATTGCTCTTCTTACTAAACTAATTAGGATTGGATCCCAATTTGCAATGGATGAACCAGTTGCGTTAGTAGGAGCGGCCTCATTCAAGAAAGCTTGGTCTTCTTTAGACGCTCTTTCTTGGTTTTCCAAGATAACAGATGTAACGGCTCGTCTGTATGTGTCCTTGATTTCTGGTAAATCAGGATGTTCCAGTACAGGCTGCCATTTTTTTTCGTGTGTTTCGGATAAGTACATGTCTTATTCTCCCTTTACTTATATTTACGAAAGTTTAATATCTTTCGTTTTGCTTATAGCGGCGGTGTAAGCAGCCATTGCATTAGATAAGTCTTCATTTGAAGACTCTCCAGCCGCCACATCATCTAAATCTTTCGCTTCTGATTTTTGACCAAAGTATGATTCTTTGATAGTTTCACACTTCTTTTTAAAATCTTCTGCGTCAGAGTAGTCAATTTCTTCAGCAAGTTTAGCAAATTTTTCTTTTGCTGTGTCAGCTAAATCTGAAGATACTTCAGCCATAATTTCTTTCTTTGACTTTTCAGCATTTTCTTTTTTAACTTCTACATTTTTTTCAATTTGCTCATTGAGTTTCTTTTCCAAATCTTCTATTTTAGAAGCTTGGTCTTCAAGTACATTGTACTTTTCATCTGGAACATCAATGTAATGCTCAGCAAAAAGTTTTTTAAGTCCGCTAATAAAGTCTTCAGCGATTTCACCTTTAATGCCTCTTTCAAGAGCGATTTCGTTTTCTTTCATCCACTCTTCAACGACATATGATAGGTAGCTGTCAACTTTTTCAGTTAACTCTTCTTTTGCTTTTGCAATGTCTTGCTCATAATTTGTTTGAACATCTGCTTCCATTTGTTCAGCAATCTCTTTAACTTTTGAGTTTACTGCTGATTCAAATACGGTTGCAGCTTTAGTTTTAAATTCTTCGGATAAGTCATCTTGTCCGGCGACTAAAGCGTCCATATGTTCATCAACTTCTTCTTTTTTCATCTTATAAGCTGATTTCATGTAACCTGCTTTTACAGGCTCCATTTTTTTCTTGTCTTTGTCCATATGGTCCATCTCTTTAACTTCTTTTTCATCTTTCTTGTCTGTTTCTTTTTCTTCAGACTTTTCTTTATGTTTTTTCAAAGCGTCAAGAGCTGCTTTAGGCATTTCGCCTTCTTTGATTTCTTCCGAACCTTCTTCAGCTTCTGTTTCTTCCATTGCTTCAGCAATCTCTTTAACTTTAGAGTTTACTGCTGATTCAAATACGGTTGCAGCTTTTGATTTAAATTCTTCAGAAAGGTCGTCTTGTCCAGCGACAATAGCTTCCATATGTTCATCAACTTCTTCTTTTTTCATCTTGTAAGATGAATTCATGTAACCTGCTTTTACAGGCTCCATTTTTTTCTTGTCTTTGTCCATATGGTCCATCTCTTTAACTTCATCTTTAGCATCCTTCTTGTCTTCTTCTTTTTCTTCAGACTTTTCTTTATGCTTTTTCAATGCGTCAAGAGCAGCTTTTGGCATTTCGCCTTCGTTTACGACTTCTCCATCTTTTTCGGCTTCTTCTTTCTTTGCCAAAGTTGGCATAGGATCAGCAGCACCTTGTGATTTTTGCTGTGCGTCACCAGAAACCTGTTTTAATTTTTTAGTTGCGTCAGGATTGCTG